TTTTATCTTTTTTAGTAGCACATTTATGTCTAGCAGCAAATGATGCTCTAGCACCTTTCTTTTTGAATTTAACAGATAATCCAGTATCTCCAAAAGATACCTTTTTTACATTACCTTTCTTCGATTTAACATAAACGTAGAATTTTTTAGATCCTCCACGTTTTGGTTTGTTAAGGGCAACTTTTTTTCCTTTATATTCTGCTTCAGGTATATATTTAACTGAGGCTTTTAACATGTCAAATCCATTATAATCGTAAGTTTCATTTTGAATACTTACTGCTTTTTTAAATTTATCCATATCTATAACTCCTCCAATAGACTCTACTAATTCTTTAATCATATCGAAATCTATCATTTCGTCTATGGATAAAGCTTCATCTATCATTTCTTCGTTTTCTATCATTTCATCAATAACATTCCCTATTTCGAAGATTGCATTGTATCCTGATGATACCATTGGTAGGTCTAATGGGACTTTCATGCCATTGTATTCTCCATGAAGTCCGATATCTGTTGTTTCTAGTAGAACTGTATCTTCTTCGTTAAGTTTTATTTTACCGTCTCTAAGGGCTTGTCTTGCCTCAGTAAACAATTGTATAAAGGCTTCAGAGTTATAACGGTAGACATTCTCGTGTAATGAGAGGTTGTTATCTAAATGGTACTGTAGAGATGGTAGTCCTACTATTTCTTGTAATTGTATCATAATATTACTTATTATCGTTTCGTTCTTGCCAGTCTTGTGATATAGAGTCTTTTTTTATTGGTCCTCCTTTAGCCCAAGTTCTACAGCTTCTTGCTGAGTGGCATTTAAAATGGTGCATCCAACAGTAACCTAACCGTCCATCTTCATCAGATGTAACTCCAGGCATACATTCATCCATCCTTGGTGAGATATCAAATGCTACACAGTTGCTACAGTTTGTATCTTTTGCTGCATCTTCTGTAGTATTCCAGTATTTCGCTATATCTTTCCAATAAGTACCGGGTTTACTTACATTTAATGGTCCATATTGAATATGAGCTGCTTTTATAGAAGCATCTCTATTTTTAGTATTTAACATCAGGTCTTGAGTAGCTGCAGGGCATGATTCATTTCCTTCTTTTAGTAGAATATCTCTTAACTTCATATTTCGAAATCTTTTCTATAGAACTTTCCTAAGACGTTATCATTAATATAGTTGTCTCTGTTCTCTAGTACTTCATTTATAAATAGGTATTTACATTCAAAATATGTTAAAAGCTTCTTATTCGGTACGTAGCATAAAATAGTACGTTCAAAATCTAGAGGATGACCTTCTTTAACGTATTTAAGTATTTCCTTATGAGACCCGTAATACTCCACCCAATCTGATTCTGTAATGATTTTTTGTTTTAAAGGTGTTCTACCTCCTATACCTTTTTCTTTACGTTCTAGTCTTAATTGCTCCAAAGCTCTTTTACCCAGTCGTTTATTACGTTCGAAGTATAGTACTTTTTTACCTATGTACTTCTTTTGTGTGGGTTTATGTAGAGTTTCATATATGAATCCATATGTGCCTTCTGGCATATCTTCAATTTCTGTTATCAAGCGACCTTTATAGGTCCATCCGGGAACTGTTACCATAATTAATAAAAATACGAATTTATTTTTGATTTAACAACTTTTAATTAGAATTGACCTTTTTGATCTAATGCATTGTGTACAACGATTCCCCCTGCAATGTAGTTATCTACTGCTTCTGCATCTAAGTTATAAGACATAATTATATTGTTCTCTAATAAGTCTATTGATGTGATTTGTTCCCAAGAATTTGAAGTATAGTACCTTACTTCATCTCCTACAGTTATATCCCTAACGGGTACAAATAGAACGCTGCCGTTTTGTCTTTTCACCAATGTTGGGTGTTCTCCAGTTATTTTTAGTGAACCGTTATTAAAGTTCAACCTAAATGCGGTATGGAATATTTCAGACTGTATCGCTCTAACTTCAGTTACAGTGTTTGTAGATTCAAAATCGTTATAAGTAATACTCCAGGTTTTCCAAGAATCTTCTTCTAATGATAGACCGGGTAATAAAACTCCTTTAACTCTATCTCCAATAACTACATCTTCTACAGGAATATAAGAACCGTCTTCCAGTAATATTAATTCACCTTCTAAGATACAACCGTTTCCGCCTCCACCGGGTCCAGGATCGTTACCGCCAGTTGCATTTGACCCTCCGTAAAAATCATCAAAAGATATCGCCCCTGAGGTTGGGATTGAATTATTAGCGGTTGTTGAGGGTACATTAGTCCCTCCTTTATAATATTCATTTATATTAATGGGGTTTGTTCCTCCAAATTCGGTTTGAATATTGTTTAGTGAAATTGCTCCTGAGGTAGTTATTGCCATGTTAGTCTTTTTTAGATTCTAACTTTCTCTCTAACTCGTTTACCTTAGCTGAAAGTTCTTTTATAGCTTCTGTTAATACCGCTACTGTTGATGCGTAGTCTATGGTTTTAGTATCTTTAAATTCTTCTGATACATCATTAGATTCATGTACTAATTCTGGTATATGTTTTTCAAAATCTTGAGCTATAAACCCAATTGAACTTCCTAATTCTCTATTTTTCCAATCAAAAGATACGCCTTGTAAGTTTAATACTGTATCTAGTGCTCCTTGAAGTGGTTTTATATTTTCTTTTAATCTTCTATCAGAAGCTCCTGAAGTGGTAAAGGCAGTAATATTACCAGATGCTGCAATGGCACGAACATATAGGTTTTTAAATCTGTAGGCAGTTGATCCTATATCAAACCCTGTAATTGAATTTGTACTATTTACATTTGGTCTCATATCGTCAAAACCAGATGTTCCTCCTCTGGCTTCAAAAATTAATGCTGTTTTTCCTCCACCTCCAGCTAAACGAGGCATTCTTACGTATTGTGTCGCATCTGATACAATCTGTATACCACCTGCTTTTAATTCTACAAAGTTAGTTGGAACGGTTACTCCTATTGAAGTGTCGTAGGAAGGTGCTGTAGAGAAGGCGTTATTGGTGTGTGTTGTAGTGGTAATACCTATTGATCCATTTGCATTTACTGCTATATTTGCTCCTGCTTGTGCTGAGAATACTACTTTATATCTTAGTTTATAATCTACAGGTGAGGTTACGTTTATGTTAACGTCTGTTGATGTATTTCTTGTGTACCCGCTATAAGTGGTTAATGCACTTATTGCTGAGTTGCTAACTGTTGCCCAAGAAAAAGTTGTGTTTCCAAAAGGGTTATGAGAAAGTACTCTATTCGATATATAGTTATTGTAAGTAGGTATTTTAAAAGTAAATACTTCTATTTCTTCATCTACTACTTCTACCTCGTTTACGGTTTCATGAAGTAACTCTTCACCGTCCACTATGTATATTTTACTATCTCCCGGTATTAAACTATATACTTTTATTTCTTGATTACCATCCATCCAGAATCCGTGATTATCACTCACTTTTACTTCTGCAGAGTCAGTTCTAACAACGTAGTACTTATCTTTAGTAGTAGTGACAATTTTAGATATAGAACCAGTACACATTGTGTTTGTACCTTCAGTCCAGTCGTATACTTTTAGTTTATCTTCTAACGTAATATTTTCTGCTGTTTTTATAGTACCGTCTGCTAAAGCAATTTCGGTACTTCCAATTACAGAAGTTGGAATTTCAAAAGGGTCATCTTTTGTATTCCCTGTAGAAGATGCTGAGTAATGGTTATATGCTCCTACACCTTCTGTTTTTGTGGATGTTCCTAGTAGCACACTACCTATAACGTTACTGGTGTTGCTACTTTCAACTGCTTCTATCCAAATTTCAGCTGTATTTCTTTTTCTTATAGGTGTTACAGAACCGTGTAGTTGACCACTAGTAGTTCCATCGTAATCTGGAGCTGTTACTGCTATAGTTTGTGCTGATCCTTGGGTATTTTGAACTACCCAGTTTGGTATAGTTAAAGTTAATGTTTTATCTCCTGTTGTAGAGTTACTTATGGTTGCTGTTGTATTTCCAGTATTAGCATCTGCTACTGCGTAAAGATAACTTACTGAAGTTACATTAGGAACACTAGGTACGTGGTTACCGCCAGTGGTACTAATATTTGCGGTAAATGGAGTACCAGAGGTCGAAGTTAGAGTAGTACCAGGTCCTATAATTACCTTCTTTGCAGTACCGTCAAACATTTGAATTTCTGCCGGGTCTGGGGATAGTATTATTTCGCTATCGTTATCTCTAATAGCTTTAGTTATAGGGTCAATTATCCAGTCTCCTATTTGACCTGAGGTTGCTGTTATTTCCCCTGATATGCTAGCATCTGATGCAGTCATATATCCTTCTGTACTAACTGAGAATTGAGGGTTTGAACTATCTGGTACGTATATAGCTCCTCCGCTTAGTGTTCCACCGGATATTGTTGTACCTTCAATTAATGCTCCTCTGATAAAACTACCTGTAATACCTGCTGCTGCGTTCACTATTCCTCCAAATGTACCTTCAGCTGCTTCTAGATCTCCTCTAAATTTAGCATTACCGGATGTATCTATATAAAAGTTTGGAGAATGAATAGAACCTCCACTATGCAATGTTATTCCATCTGTTGTGTACCCATTAGAGTCTGCTGTTCCAGAGAAT